ATGTGGGTAACTAGTAAGCATGCGGCGAAAATTTTGAGCGTCAAATATGACGCCCTGATGAAAGCTGTTAAGCGTGCGGAAAAGGCAGGCAAAAAATTTTGCTCGATAAAACCTAATATATTATGTTTTACCTACACCGATGGCGTCGGGCGCGGTGGTAAAACTCTTCAAATTTGGATTGATGATAATCTGATAAACGACGAAAACGGCGAAATTTCACAGCAAAGAGCGCCCGCTCCCATTTGCAACGATGGGCATGACAAAATAAAAGGAATAAACAATGAAAATAAAGATGGTGGTCAGAGAGAACAAGTACTTCGTCAAGCTCAAGTATTCGCAGACGGACGAGATGGCGGACAACGCTATGAGTGCGACGCGCGCTTTTGTAAAAACACTAGCTACGGCGTGGGATACGAGCGAGGAGAGGGTGGCCGAAGAGCTGATGAGGCAGCTAAATTTTATCAAGGACGCCAAAAAGTGGCGCAAAACCGCCAAGGCTTAGAGCACGAAGCAGTAGATGAAAATAACGCGGCGTTCACAGATAGCGACTCAAATATAAATAAAGGCTCGGATGCTTTCATTTGCGCACCGCAAAACGAGCGTAGCGACGCAAGGCGAAGCCAAAGCGGCGTTTCTTGCGAGCGCAGCGAAGCAGAGCAAAACGAGCGTAGCGACGCAAGGCGAAGCCAAAGCGGCGTTTCTTGCGAGCGTAGCGAAGCGGAGCAAAACGCTCTGAGCCTAAAGATTAAGGATATTGAGCATATGAATAAGCTAAAAGCAATAAACGAGCTAAAAAGCTGCCCTGCGGGAATGAGTAAGACGCTATGGGGCAAGGGGGTAGCGGCGAAATACGAAGTGAGCTTAAAAACGCTTTATTCGTGGGCTAAGCTATTTAAGCAAAGCGAGGTGGAGGTAAGAAACGACGAGCTAAGCATTGATTTCAAAGCTAAGTTTAAAAGCTCCAGCTTTGAGATGAGCGCTTTAGAGTGGGCGGTAGGCTTTATGCTGCACAATCCGCTAGCTAGCAAGAGCTTTGCTTACGAGCAGCTGCAATCCTATGCGAAAGACAACGCCCTTAAAATCGGCTCATACCAAAGCTTCGCCCGCCTAACTGCGGCGCCCGAGATCAAAGCGATGCTACTTCGTGCAAGCTGCGGCGATCGCGGCGTACGAAACGAGTGGGCTATGCATATCATCCGCGATCTAAACTGCTACGAAAGTATGGAGATGATCTGCGGCGATCAGATAGTATTTGATTTCGATGCGGTAGGCCCCGGCGGGGAGGTAGTTAACCCCAACGCCTATGTTTGGATCGATATGGGAAGCGGAGCGATAATAGGCATAGATATAGTACTTGGAAAATATAACCGCTTAAGCGTGGGCAACAGCCTAAAGATGGCTTTGCGCTTCGGCATCCCGGATGCCATCTATACCGATAACGGAAAGCCGGAGCTAAGCGAGTATATCACGGGCGTCAGATCTCAGCTAAGCGGGATTAAATTTAGAGATTTTGACGATCTGGCGCCAAATCTACTTCATAAAAAGGCAAAGGTAAGGAATTCTCGCGCAAAACCTATCGAAAATATCTTTAATCACGTCCAGCGCAAGATGGGCGAGCTCGTCATATGCGAGCGCGGCGGATCGGGATACCACAAAGACGGCGATAGGCAAAGCGAGATCGTAGCGAAGTATATGAAACAAAATCCGCTTAATTTTACCGATTTTATCGCATATTTTGAGCGGGCGGTGAGGTGGTGGAACGAGCACTATAACGCCTCTCGCAAAATTTACCCTTTAAAAAGCTTCTTAGATAAGTTGGAGGCTAAGCCTAGGGCGGTATTTGATGAAACTACGCTTGAGTATATCTTTAGCGAACGCAGATCTATCAGGGTACGTAATAGTTGCGTAAGTCTATCGATAATGGGCAGGAGGCGTACATATTCGCATCCTGCGCTTTGCAAATTCGTAGGGCAAAACGTAGAGGTAAGGATAAACAGAGGCGAGGTAGAAAGCGTATTTGTCGTAGATATGCAAAACAACCGCCCTGTCTGCGAGGCTCATCTGATAGATCGCATCGATCCGCGCGATCACACCGCGCTAAGCGCGCAGCTAGCTAAAAATGAGGCGGTAGTGAGCGCCGTTAGGCAGGCGTTTGGTTATTACGCAAGTCTTTATAAACGTCCTAATACCATAAGCTCCTATGCGAGTACGGCGTTTGAAGTCGATAAACAAAGACAAAACAGCAGGCGTCTGCACTCTAAAATTGCTATGAGCAACGAGGAGCTTTTGGCTGCGATGTAAAGCGCCTTTAAAATCTGCTAGCGGGCGGATTTTATAAGCGTTTGCTTAAATTTAGCCTACGGGCAAAGGAAAGAGCGATGAGTTTAAGAGAAAAATTCGAGGTATGTAAGGCTTACGGCACAACCTTAGGCAAGATCGCAGATGCGATCGGCAAGAGAGAAGGCACCGTTAGCGGCGTGCTAAACGGCAAATATGACTCCTCTAAAAGCGAGCTATATGCCGCTGCGATCGAGGCGTTTTTAGATAAGGTAATTGCCTCTAATGCTCCCAAAAAAGAGGTACAAAATGGCGGAGTTTGGCTAAGCCTGGCACAGCAAAAGATCAAGGAGCGCATCTATAAGATGGAGCAGACGAAGCTTAGCTTTTTTGAGCTCATTTTGGGCGAAAGCGGTATGGGCAAAACCTACCTGCTTCAAAAGCTTACGGGCGATCTCGGCGGTATCTACGTAAAGGCTAGAAAGAGCCTAAGCGCCAGCGCATTTATGAGTTTGTTGTTGCGAGCCGTGGGTGAAAAGCCAAAGGGTAATACGGATGATAAATTCGAGCAGTTTTGCGAGGCGATCGCGAACTTAAAAACACGTCTGATAGTAATCGACGAAGCCGATCTTTTCGTGCGCGATAACGATCTGACTTTTGAGCGAAAATTTGAGCTTTTGCGCGAGATTTATGAGTTTAGTAAGCGTGAAAACTTAGGCATAGCCGTAATCGCCGTAGGTATCGGAGTGCTTAAAAAGCGTATTGATAGGCTAGGAGGCTATCTGCAAAGCAGGCTTACTTACTCGCCAGAGATGACGCTAAGCCGCGACGAGCTCATTAAAATCGGCGAGCTCGCCGGCATCGACGAAGAGGTCTGCGAGTTTTTAGCCGAAGGGCAAAACGCGCGGCTCTATGAGAAAACGGCGCTAAATTTAGCCCTAGGCTACGAACAAAAAGTAGCCGCTAATTTAGTTTATCACGTACGAAAAAGATAAGGAGATAAAAATGAAAATTTCAAAAGATACAAATATGAAAATGAGCGATCTAAAAGCTTGCAAAGATGAGATCATAATCGCCCACTCATTCATTCTATTTAAGACCCCGCGGGGCTGGATTGCAAAGATGAGAAAGCGCGAGAGCATAGTGGTACCGATCCCGCACTTCCGCCGCGGATTTGGAACGATCTGGAGCTAAGGCTTTAATTTTAAATGGCGTCCCGTGCGGGCGTCTTATAAAGTCAAATTTAAAGGATGAAGTATGAAATTTCCAAAAGAGCTGCAAGCCAAACGCACCAAGTGCATCGTCTATACTCGCGTTATGGGCTACCTGCGCCCGGTAGAAAGCTTTAATATCGGTAAAGTAGGCGAGCATAAGCAGCGCGTGCTATTTGAAGAGAAGAAAGATGGTAGCCGCACTAAGTAGGCGCGAAAGCGCAAGAGTCCTAAAAGATGATGCCGACGCCAGCTATAAAGAGCTTGCGGCGATGCTAGGCATCAGCGTCGAGCGCGTCGCGATGATAGAGCGCACGGCGCTTGCGAAGCTTAGGCACCCGAAAAACCGCAAGAAGTGGATGGAGATATTTGAAACCATCGCCGAACTTGAGCGCTGCGAAGCTCAAAGGCTCGGTAGCGGCTGGAGCCTGAAAGGAACGAAGAGTTGAAGCTAAAGGATCTAATCAATCTAAGCGCCGAAAACTACAGCGCGAGCTCACTTCGCGAACTACATGCAAAGATGAGCGCCGCGGTGCCCGCTATGGTGCGCGTAGGCCTGCGATCCGTGCGTCGCGATGAAATAAGGGACGGGCAGCTTGTAAAGGGCTGGGCATTTTACGTGAGCTTCTGTTATGGCTCTAAAAAGCCCTGCGCGGAAATTGCGAGCTTCGGTAGGCTTCACATCTGCGCCGATGAGACGATGGCGGCAGATCCTTATATTGAGAAAATTTTAAGATATCTAAGAGAGGCGTAGCTTTTATCGGGCTCTTTTTGCAAGAGCCTATATAAGCGCTAAAGCTTAAATTTTAAAACAAAGGAGCAAAAGATAATGGATAAACGAACGGCAAGGCTAGTATTTGTAAGCTCGCCGTATGCAAGTATCTCGTGCAAACACGAGCGAGATCGCGACTACTACGCCCGCAAGCTTGCCGAGCAGGCCTGCGCCATCGTGCGCGCCAACGGCTACGAGCCTATATCGCCCGTGCTTGCATGGATGGGGGTGTATAGCGAGCTTGAGCGCGAGCGAATAATGAAAAACTGCGAGGAGCTCCTCTCGGTATGCAGCTACTACTACTTTTTTGCCTGCGAAGGCAGCGAAAATAGCAAGGGCATGGCATACGAGCGAGAGCTTGCAAGGCAGCTCGGCGTGAGGGAGCTGAAATTTAGTCTTTTCGATGAGTGAGAGGCATGCGGTGCGGATCGTAAAGAAGAGTAAAAACAACCTTCCGATCTGCCTACGATACGGCTATGTGCTGAGTTACAGCCTAGCCAAAAAATTTAAAATTTTTGAAAGGAAAAGATATGGAAGCAACAAAAAAGCTCATATGCCGCATGATAAATGAAGCAGAACTCAGCCACGGCTACGCTAGCGCTAGAGTAGAGCCACCATACGATGATGATTCTGTGCTTGCAGTAGCACAGGCGGCGGCAGATGCCACTATAGAGACGGCCGGTAAAATCCTAAATAGTCTCAAAGCAGAGGAAGAAGAGACGATTAGTGAACTTGAAAAATTCGTGAAAGGCGAGATAGCGGAAATCGAGGCGGACGAGCGATATCATTACGAGCCTGCGGATGTCTTTTCGAATGCTCCGCTAGCACTCATTCAAATGCGAATGGACGGTTCAATACATGCCTATAAAAGCATGCTTGAAAAAATCAAAAATTTAAAAGAAGGAGAAAAAGATGCAGATAAATAATTTTGCAGATGTCGATAACGCGCTAAAGCGAGTATGTGAGCTTGAGGTGGCTTTGGCCGATATAAACGGAGAGATAACGCTAAAGTGCAACGAGATCAAGGACGCACAAAAAGCCCGGGTCGAGAAGCTCGATAGCGAAAAAAAATATATCGAAGCTCAAATCACCGCATTTTGTGAGAGCAATAAAGCAGAATTCGCCGAAAAGCGCAGTAAGGATTTCACCTTCGGTAAGATAGGCTATAAGCTCAGTAAAAGCGTAAGCTTGCCGCGCATCAAAGAAAAGGTCGAGAAGCTCATCAAAGCGCTAAAGAGCTATAAGCTTGATGATTGCATATCCTACGAGGAGACTATAAACAAAGAAGCGATCTGCGAGCTCGATGACGCAAGCCTCGTTAAACTCGGCTTAAAGCGCACGGTGAAAGACAACTTCCGCATCGAGACCAAGATAGAGAATTTGCAAAGCGCAAATGTCTAAAAATCCGCGCTTTTAAACTTTAACAAAAAGCCCTATCTAAGGGCTTTTGATTAAGGTTTTATGAAGCGAAATTTTGGTAAAATACTAAAATTTAAAAAGGAGTAAAAACTATGCAAAAAGCATGTTTTTCTATAAATACTTTAAGCGATTTATGCTCTTTACAAAAAAAACTCATAAGTGGCGAAAGCGTTATCGTAGATAAAATAGGGCAAATATCATATACTATCAAACTAAAAGGTGGTAGATTCGACAATTTTGACATAGGCCTTATAGATGCCGATATAGCCGAAATAGTTTTATCGTATCAAAATAATTTTTATAAAATAGTTTCCACTTTGGAAAAAAATTATAATGTTGAAAATATAGACAAGACTAAACTTTTAAAGTTTAAATTGGAACGTGGTAGCCTACAAATAGAGCTAAAAGACTTAATTGCAACTTTATTGGAGAGTATAAAAAATATGAGTGATCCATACAAAGTGATTGTAATCGTATTTATAACGCTAGCGATTTTAGGCGGATACTCCTACAGTGAGTATTTAACGCATATCGAAAATTTGGCTGAAATAAGCGCTGAAAGCGAAAATAGGCGTATCATAGCAGACCTAAAGTCTGATAAAAAATTACAAAATGCCGTTAATGAGCCGAAAAAGACCGTAGCTACCGTGCTTCGTGACGACGAAAGTGCCGTATTCAACGACGAAGAAGAGCCTATAACTCACGAAAAAGTAAAAAAATTCGAGTTTAAAGAGTTAACCGACACGACGACAACGGATGATCAAATCGGAGAATTTACTATTTTAGGATACGAAAAGACAAATAGCGGAGATAGAAAATTTAAAATAGACGTAAACGGCATAAAATGGGTTAGCGCGAACCTTATAAACGCAGATCAACGCATAAAGCTGGCCACTGCTATAGAAAGAGGCAATAATGTGAAGCTGAAGATACGCACTGTTAAAGAATACGGCAAAATAAAGGAAGTTGCTATTCTGGATGTTATGGGCGGAGAATAGTAAGATGAGCGATAATCTAATCAAAACTACCTGCAAGCGGCTGGGGCTTACCTATAAGCAGCTCGGGGAGCTAATAGGGTATTCCGAGAGCGCGCTAAATAACGCCGCAAGGCAAGATAAAATTAGCGAACCGCTTACATTTGCCATAAATTTATATCTTGAGAATTTAAAACTCAAAGAGGAACTTAAAGATTTCAGGACTTTAAAAGACATTCTCTCAAAAACACTTTAAAAGTGCAAATTCTTAATTATAAACATAAAATATCGCTTTAAAACCTTGACAATAACACCGAAAAAGTGTTATAATCCTTTCATAAAGCACTAATAAAGTGCTTTAGCTTTTACCGACGGCTTAATTTTAAGCCATCGAGCGAAGCACGGATTATGGCCTAAGGTTTGTCGAAAGACTTCAATCGTTTAAAATTTTACCAAAGGAGTAAAAGATGAAAAATTTAGTAGTCATTAACGACCAAAGCGCAGAGTTTGAAGTGATGGATAATGGGATATTCACCACTTCATTAAGTGTTGCAGCAGTTTTTGAGAAACGCCATGCCGATATTATAGCGAAAATATCCGAATTTCCAACTGATGATTTTAACGAACGGAATTTTTCGCTCGTTAAATATCAAGACCAAAAAGGCGAATTTCGTCCAATGTATAAAATGACCCGCGACGGATTTTCGCTTCTCGTTATGGGTTTTACGGGCGAGCGAGCTTATAAGTGGAAAATAGAGTTTATTGCCGCTTTTAATAAGATGGAGGCGATGATTAAGCGCGGCAACTCTCACTTAGACGCTATTATCAACAATATGGGCGCTCTGCACGAAAAGATAGATAAGCTTCAAGCCAAAAACTCCGCCCTTGCAGGCGAGCTGATCGAAGCTAGCCGCAAATACACCGCCGCACTTGAGCGCGAAAACGCCCTATTGCGTCGCGATGCCGAAGGAGCCGGGCAGCTGCTTAAGAAATCCACCAAGCTAAGCGAAGCGGAGAGAGATGAAGTAGCAAGGCTGTATGAAAGCGGGCTATCGCAGGCGCAGATATGCCGCAGGCTCGGTCGCAGTGATACGGCGGTACGAAACGCGATAAGATCTCGCAGTTTAGGCAGCGCGAGCGGACTTTTCAGAGGTGCGCTATGAGGGAGGTAAGTATTGCTTATATCGATGCGGCGGATAGGGCAAGGGATATGCTTTTATGCCTAGGCATCCTAATGCAGGGGCTAGGCTTAGTGTGCGAGAATTACGAAAGCCCGAGCGGGCTAAAAGAAGCGCTCTATCTTTTAAGCAGATCCTGCGACAGCGCAAGCGACGATATGGCTCGAGCGAAAGCTGAGGGGCTACAGCCTGCTAAGGCATAAAATAACTTCATTGGGGCGAGAGATCGCCCCTGTTAAAAATTCCGCCCGTTTTTGCTACAATCGCAGCGTCTTTAAACCGCAGGAGCGAAATCATGACCAAATCTCAAGAAATTTATCGCAAAAAGCTTCTAGCAATGATCCATCTGCACCCGTTTCATAAGCATGCCGTGCAAGAAGGGGCGTGGGATGTATTTTTGCAAAGCTGGGGCGTAAGCAGCTGCGCCGAGCTCAGCGCAAAAGAGCTTTCAAACGTATTAGCGGTGATGGACGGCAAGGCCACTCCTCGCAGATTTGAGAGCGCAGCGACCGCTCCGCAGGTATTTGCTATAAGAAACACATGGCAAAGCGTAGCGGCAAATATAAGCGAAACTGCGCTGCTAGCCTTTGTAGGGCGCATCATTAAGCAGCCTTGCACCGATGTGTCAAAGCTAAGTAAAAAGCAAGCATCCTGGGTTATTGCCGCTCTTAGGAAAATGAGGGAGGCTAGATAGTGTTTTGCCCGAAGTGCGCGCACGAAAAAACCGCCGTGCTAAAAACCGTAAAGGGGCTAAAAAATATCCGTATGCGCCGCTGCGAAAAATGCGGTTATACCTGGATCACGGAAGAAAAGCCGCTCAAGGATAAAAGCTTGGCGGATTATGTAGAGTATATCGATGAGATAGATAAAAAGGTATAAAAGTTCAAAATCCGCCCGGTTTGGAAAAAATAAAAGGTAAAAAATGAGAAATTTAGCTAGATCCTTAATAAGATTTAAAATTTTAAAAGCAAAGGGCGAAGTAGAAGCCCTACTACAAAACTACTCCGAAACACAAAGGCAGAGGCTGGAGCAGATCTTAGATGAAATCGTAGCTCTTAGCACGCAAGAAACGGACGCATCTACGTTAAAAAAGCTACTCTTAGATAAGGCTGCAAGTGCAAATATCGAGGTTAGCCCGCAGGATTTAGAAAGCATCTATATCATCCTTGCGCAAAAGGTGAGCAAAAAGCTTGCCGTAGCGGCTGCGGGGCACATTAAAGAAGCCATTAAATTTAGCTTTGACACCGTCGATGCCGAAGCGATCGAGGCTATGCGCAAGGGCTTTTATTGGATGGGCAAAGAATACAACGAAAGGTTGCAGAATAAGCTAAAAGATATTATAGAGCGGGTTTTTAAAGCAGAGATTGCAAACGAGGAGGTAGGCTCCGCGCTGAAAGAGGAGTTCGGCTCTATTATAAACGCAGATGAGAGCTATTTTAAAGGAGTAGCCGATCATATCGCACTTCAGGCGCAAAACGTCGCGACGATCACGCAGGGGCAAAAATACGGGGTAGAATACTATAAAATTTTAGCGATAATGGACGCAAAAACCTCTCAAATTTGCCGCTCGATGCACGGGCGTATTATACCTGCCGAGCATCTAAACGCGCAGGCGGATAAAATTTTAAATGCTCATAGTTTAGCCGATAAAAAAGCCGCCGCCGCGTGGCGAGATCAGCCCTTTTTAGGTAAGAACCTACCTAAAAACTTCGGCCTGCCTCCATATCATTTTCGTTGCCGTACCGAGGCGGTACCCGTGTGGATCGATGAAGAGGAGGAAGGCGGAGTGATGATGCGAAACACACAGCCGCTATGGGAGGACGAACTTATCCGCCATATCGATAAAACCGGAGTTGAGCGTATCCTAGACGCTAAGGCGGCGAACGGCGGGCACGGGTTAAAAGAGAGATTAGAACGAAACGACAAGTTAAAAAGCGATATAATAAAAGCGCTCAATTCGATAACCGCCATAGCCCCTCAAAAGGGCGAGGAAAAATTAAGCAACGCTATAAGCAGCAACGGCTATTTTATGGTATTTGACGGCGACAGAATAGTGACGGCTTTTAAACCCGCTAAAGGCGCACTCGCGTATTTTAAGGAAAAAAGCGTAACATCGAAGCAGGAGATCATTAAAAGGTGGTGGCACAAATGAGAGATTTTATTCTTTACATCGATGAGTCCGAATGGGGCGTATATCAAAAGGGCTATAAGCTCTGGGCGGGAGCGGATTACGATAAAAAACTTGCGGACAGATATCCCTTTGCTACGCTTTGCATAAAAGACGGCTTAATTATGGGCTTTTTCGATATATCTATCTCGGACGAAGTAATAAAAATAGCGCAAAATGACGAGATGATGAGGGAAGTTTGCAACTTTAGGGTGCTCATTCATAATAAATTTAAAGAGAGTTTTGAAGGCTCGCTCGTGGATGCGCTTCAATACGTCAAGGAGCACAGGGATGAATAATATAGACAAATTTGACATTTTAACGGGGAAAATTTTAGCTAAGCTTTACGAAACTTTTCCGGTAAAAACCTCTTTGCTTCCCGAGGATTTCGGGGTAAAAGACGTTATGCGGGAGTTTTTAAACGGAGGCGAAAGTGAAGCAGCTGATATGGCGGAGTTGGAATTTTTTGCCGCCAGCGTATCGTGGCTTTTAGAAAATGAAATAATCGTCGCCAAAAAAGGCGGATTAGGGATATATTACGAATGCGGCTTAAGTTTTAAGGGGCTAAGGCTTTTAAAGGCGGTGCCCCCTAGCGTAGATAGCGATAGAAAAAGCATAGGCGAGAGCTTATGCGAATTTGCTAAAGCGGGCTTTGAGGGCGGATTAAAAAAGGCCGTAGGCGCATTGATCGTTTATGCCGGGGCATGGGTGAAAAACAAGATAGGCGGATGAATGAAAAATTTAAATAAAATTTTAGAAAAATTTCTCTATCGCGTGGGTGCAGAGACCGTAAACGTAGCTAAAGAGCATACCGCGCCTATTAAAACGGGCAGGCTAAAGCGAGATATCATGGTCATAAGAGTGGATGCAAGAAGCGTAACCATAGGCAATACTGCGGGGGTGAAATATGCTAAGTTCGTACACGGCGGCACGGGGCTTTACGGAGCCAAAAAGAAAAAAATCGTGCCGAAAAAATATAAGGCGCTCAAGACGCCGTATGGATACAGAAAATCGATCAAAGGACAAAAGCCGAATCCTTATCTTTTAAAGGCCTGGGAGGGCTATAAAATAAGAGGATTGCGGAGGGCTACCGCGATGCTTACGAAAGAGATCGGGCACGAGTTGGTGACAGAGATAAAGGCGAGCTTATAAAAAGTAGTGCCGTAAAACGCGATAAAAATTTAAAATTGCATACTCTCATATATTGTTGAATTTGACATCAGACTTTAAACGATTTATAATTTAAAGAAAGATTTAAAGGTGCGCTGGTGTTTCAAATTTTTATCATTTTATTAGGGTTGTTCGCGATTCTTCTGCTAATTTCAACTGTTAATAAGAAAAAATGGGGCAAAATTTTAGGCTACGAGCCTACATTAGACGAGATGAGTATTATACTTGAGCTTAGAGCGGCTGGATGTTCTCAAGAAAAAATAATCGAAATTTTACACGCATTTAACTCAAAAATGCTTGATAAAAAGGCAATTGATGCCATTGTAAAAGATAAAAAACAAGAATTAAAATTTCAAACAAAACGGCAATATCCACAAAACGGATCGATGGAAATTATGGCATACGAACAAGAACCGGAAGAATTAACGGATGTGATAGGCGCAGACCCGGGCGATGAACAGACGATCTATAGTGTCGATATCTGTGCCAATAGATGTGCCGATATCGTATATCAAAGCCTTCATATAGCCATAAATAGTAAAAAACTAGATACGATAGAAAGCAGAATCGGGGTAGCTGAAAATGATTTTAAAAAAATTATAAAATATGATAGCTATTTTGCCAAAGCTATAGAAAATAAATATAAAGACCTTTTAAAAAGAGCATATACGGCTAAATATATCAATGTGGCACAGGCCTATTATGAAAAATACCAAACATTAAAATCGCAAAAAGCCAAGGAAAAGTATTTTGATATGGCAAAAGAGCATTTAGAAAAAGGGCTGGGAGATTTAGCCGCAGATCAAGATGCAATACGCGGGAAATATAAAGAACTGTTTGATGAAAATTTTAAAGCTCCACCACAAGTTTTAGAGGCAGAGGTAATCGACTCGGACGAGTATCCGGTCGGAACGACTGATGAAATGATCGAACTTTTTAAAATAGGTAACTTCGATGAGTTAAGAATGTTGATAAGCCAGTTAGCCTATAAATTTGCTAGTACGCCACAAAGCGATGCCGTAAAAAAGATAGGCATGTTTTTCGTAAAGCGCGATCCGATGTATATAGATATATTGTCAAAGGTACAAAAAATAGTTTCTAAAAGTCAAGGCATAAAACAATCAACGATATACAACGACGTAAGTCCTGACGGAGTTTATTCTGTTGAGGATATGCGATACGTACTCTATTATGCAGCAGAATACGGAGATATCATAAGAAAACCATTTGGCAACAGCTACAAACTATACACGAAAGAACATCCGCAAGATAACTTACTTATCTCGGGTAGCTAGTTTTATGTTTACGGTGCCTGAAATTTTAAATTATATACGCCTTATTCCTCCTCTCGCGTACCTTTTCAAAGTAGCTAAGCGCTAAAGCCAACGCCCAAAACCTATCGGCATGGCCGTGCTCGTTTCGATCGCTATCGTATAAAAAGCTCTTTTGCCCCGCTTTACGCTTTATAGCGTGCAGGTCTGCGATAAGCAAAGGATCGTTAGGGATAGATATGCTTTTGTCCTCGAAGTGCTTCTTTAAATTCAGAGCCAAAGCCTCCTTGACGCTAGCGGTAAAATATACTCCGCTCACGCGAGAGGTAAAGCGCGATTTAAGCCGCTCTGCTACCGGCATACCGATGCCGGTTTTATCGATCTTAAGGCAAGCCAGTAAATTTAGTCTCAAAAAATCCGTTAATAGATTTTCTTGCGCCTCAAAGCTTGCTTTTGCTATCACATCGTAAAGGCAGAGCCTTTTGATGCCCTCCCCGGCGTCATAAACCCCCATATGCACGCTTCTGTCCTTGGTGCGTCCTACGTCATAACCTGAAAACACGGGTATATTTTTCGGCGGCAATGTAGGGATAAAATCGCTCACACAAGATTTGATAAGCTCGATACCTAAAAGCGCGCTTTCATCATCTACGAATTGACATTCATAGGCGCTCGCCCAGGTATCGGCATCAAATAATGCCCTCATCGTCTCAAGATCAAATTTCAATCCCCCCGCCATAGCCCGGTAAATATCTACGCGGTGGCGGCTAAACATATAAAATTTAAGCTCGTCGCCAAACAGCTCGGCAAAAAAACTATTCTCTTCAAAAGGGGTGGAGAGGATGGTAAGCCTACCCGCTACGGCGCCGATAGAGGGCACGAAAGCGTGCCAGATACGCTTTTGATTAGGATACCAGGCAAACTCATCCATCCAAATATCGCCGGTAAAACCTTGAACGGTGCGGAAATTATGCGCCATAACGCGGATAGTCGCGCCGTTATCCAGGCTCTTTTCATATTCGCTATCCTTAGCAAAGGATACGCCTAGCTTTTTCGCCCACATTTGCGAATAATTCATTAAAATTCTAGCCTGCTCCTCGCTGGCGCTTAAAAACAGTTGATTACGCCCCGCTACGGCGCCAAGGAGCGCATCGAGGCTCGAAACATAGGAAAAACCTATCTGACGGGATTTTAATACGATGCGAAATTGCGAAGCGTCGTTTAAAAAGTCCTTTTGATAATCGAATAGCTCGCCGCTTTTAAGCACTATCTCTTTTAGGCTTTCATATGCTCCGCTCATTAGCGTGATGGGTTTTTTCTTGTTTTTTACCTTTTGCTCTTTTACTTTGGCTCCCTGCAGCCTAGAAAGCGAAGCTGTAAGCATAGCGATCTGCTTTGCCTTGGAGTCGCTGCTTTTGCCCTTGCTAAGCGCAGCTATTTGAGCTTTCAGATTTTGGATCGTCATCGCGCCGCCCTCTTCCGCGCCTTTCTTACGCCAGCGCGCGATCGTAGCGGCATTCACTCCGTAAGATTTAGCTAGCTCGGAGGCGGCATAACCCGAGTGTAAAAGATTTAGGATAAGCTCTTTAGTCTTTTTGCTATACATCACTCATCCAGGCTAGCCGTAGCCAAAAAATCTAGGGTAAAGGTGAAATTTAGTATATCCACGCCACGCTCATCCGTAGCATCTACGCTAGAGCCCGTAAAGCTTAATAGGGGGGTCAGTCGCATCAGCTCTTTTAGTACCGCCTCTCCGCTTGCGATAGGTACTATTACGCTAAGATTGGCGCGGTATTGCGTTAGATTTAGCGCCGATCTTTCGGATACAAAAACCTTATAATCGTCCTCATGTTTTAAAATAAGCTCCTCGCAAAGCGCAATAAGCGCTTTTTCGGTAGTGATTTTTTCGCCCAGATCCATTTTTACTCCCTAAACCGCGGCATAAAAGTAGCCGCCCGTGTTCTTTTTAGTCGTTAGCTTATAAAATTTATCCATCCAGTACTCCTCCCATTGCTTTACGTCCTTGAAGGTCTCCAGGCTTTCGTCGTATTCGTTGGCGCGCTGCTGAATTTTAAGCCAAAGCTTTTGCCCCAAAAGAGCAAGGCTCATATAGGCTTTGGCCTTAATCAGGTTTAGCCCGCTAATATCATATTTTTTTATCTCATATTCTGCCATCTCGATATATGGGATAATCTCTTCATCGCTTATCATTTTTAATTTATTGTATCTGCGAATTTCATTTAAAATTTCATCCATGTTTTTTATCCTCTGCACCCATAATTTAAAACCCCCTTCAAAAAGCTTCAAAACGCCTTCAATTTTGCCGCAAAACTTTTGCCCGTATGTTTTATCGCCTCAAGCCTTAAGTGGCTTAGACGCTTTTATTTGTCGTATCCTAAAATTCCGCGCGCTTCGGCAAGCGATAAGATACCGCTAGCAACCAAAGAACTCATTAGTTCGCCGTCGTCCTTAAAGCTGCTAACATCGATCGGATTTAGTTTGATCTTAAAACCCAAAGAATCGAAAAACCACTCTATCTGTTTCTGCTTAGGTATAATAGTAAGCTCATTAAAGCTATGTAACTGCTGGGCGACTTCGCCGCCGCCGCCGAGTTGAGAAGCGTTTATTATGCCCATCATCCGAGGTGGTACGCCATGAGCGGCAATAATCTCGTCTCGATTTAAATTCTTAAGCTTTTCAAAACTTATATCTTCTACTTTGCTGAGATCTTCTATGCGTACCTTAGCGTTTTCGCCGTTTGCCGTAAGCACCAAAGTTTTATGGGCTTTCTGATGGCCTTTAAAATTTACTCCAAAAAAATCTCTAAAAGCATTAAGCTGCGCTTCGTCGGGTTCAGAGTTTTCAAATATGATCGCCGTATCGGCTCTAGCTGAGTTTTCAAAAAAGGCGTTATTGAAACTATCGGCTTTTTGATTAGTCATTATGGCTAAAAGCGCGCCTAAATAATCGGGCTCGCCGTAGTATCTGCTCATAGGAGAGTAATACGCTAGCTGCTTTGCGTTTAAAGCGATCTTGCGCCCGTTTTTTACCTGAAAAACCTCTTTATTTTTATCCACCCGCGCTTCTACGGAGGGCAAGATATAAAGATTTCGACCGGCGATCTCTAAATAAGCATTGCCGAAGATCTCTAAATTTAAGATAAAGGCGTATAAAAAATCCTTAGGCGTGCCTGCCATACCTTCTAATGCTTTGCCGTCTTGCACGTTTGAAAGCAAAGAGGCCTTTAGCTGGATCGCTCTACGGTGATAGGTATTGGCATAAAACAATCCAAGCAAGTGTTCCGGAGCGCAAAACGGCTCTATAATACCGTCCGCACCTATGGTTTCATCTTTTATTTGCGCGCTGGCTTCTGCGGCAGCTTTAAAAATCCTATCCAT